GGTCGGCTAGAAAAACAGGCCCCAGGATTAACAGCTGCCATGTCAAAGGCGTCAGGAATGTCACAACAGGCCTTTAAGGACCTAATATCATCCGGCAAAATGACCACTGACCAATTTAATGACATCCTAACCAGGGCTTCTAAGGACTACAGCAAGAACGCTAAAGCATTTGACCAGTCTGCCGGTGGAGCTATGCACCGGTTGCGCCAGGAATGGACCACTACACAGGCCAAACTTGCTAAGCCATTATTAAAAGTTTCAGCTACTGGATTGAATGAACTTGGCAGTGCTTTGCAGAATAAAGATACTCAACATGGCCTGCAAATGCTGGCTAAGCTGATGGCAAATGCAGCTGTGCAAGCTGCTAAGTTCATTGGTTTTATCGCTAAGCACCAAACGACAGTAAAAGTTTTCGGTACAGCCATTCTTGGGGTAGGTGTCGCTTTTAAGACGATGCAGACTACTTTAATGGCAGTTGATATTGTTAAACCGTTTGCTAAATTACCAGCGGTTATTAAGAGTTTTAAAGCCCTTGGATTGGCTGTTAAGGTAGCAACCGTCGGCTTCAACCCTTGGGTGATTGCCATAGAAGCGGTGATAGCCGCAATTGCCTTGCTGTATACACATAGCAAGACTTTCCGGAAGATGTGTAGTGAAATGGGGAAGCTGGCAGTTAAAGCCGGAAAAACCATCGTCAAAGGATTTAAGGCGGTTGTTAACTGGTTCAGGAGTGATTGGAAACAAATTGCATTATTCTTGGTAAACCCAATTGCGGGTGGAATTGCCTTGCTGTATAAGCACAACAAGAAATTCCGGAGCTTTGTTAATGGCCTTGGTAAAATTGCTAAAACTGGTCTGAAAAAGGTCGGCCACTTCTTTAGCAGTTCATCGAAAAATATCCAAAAAACTTCTTCCCGAATGTGGAAGAGAATTACTAAAACTACTAAGACTGCTTGGCGGAACCAAGCCCGTGCAAACCAACGAGGTCTTAAAGACGCCCGGAAGACTTGGAATACGATGAGCCGAAATGTTCAACGAACTTCCCAGAATATGTGGAATCGGGCCAGCCGTGATGCTCGTAATGGCTGGAACTATGTTGCCCGTTGGGGAAACCGCAGTTCTAAAGATGTTGCTAAAACTTGGGACTGGATGAATCGGCAAACAACCAGGGCGGCACAAAGAATGTTCCAAAAGCATAAGCGGACGTTCAAGGCCGGCTACAAGGTTATTGAGGACCAAACGAAGACTTGGAAAGATCTGACTAGTGGTCACTGGGATCGTTTAGCAGGTGATACCCAACGAACAGCTAATGATATGAATAAATTTCATCAACGTCTGTTCAAGGATATGTATAACAAGCTAAACGATCTAACCGGCGGACGGCTGGGCGATATGGTCAAAACTTGGCAGGATAAGATGAGTAACATTGGTGATACAGTGGCGAACGCTAAGCAAGCTATCCATACCCATTTTGTTGATTTAGTTCGTGGAATCATTAGGCCATTTAATGATATGCTGGCTGACCTGCAAAAGGGGATTAATTGGGTACTGGATAAGCTAGGAGCATCTAAAATTGGTGGTTCGTGGCAAGTTCCGATGCCAAGTTATGCTACCGGTACGCAAGGGGCACACCCCGGCGGCTTTGCTAAAGTTAATGATGGTAAAACTGGTCACTACCGGGAGTTATACCGATTACCAAACGGAGCTGTGGGGATGTTTCCGGCAGTTCGTAATATGGTAGTTCCGTTACCAAAAGGAACATCTATCCTAGACGGTGAACGCAGCTACACCTTAATGCGGATGATGGGTAAAATTCCTCATTATGCAGATGGTATTGGTGCTTTGTCCGATATGTTTAGTAATATCATCAATACAACTGGCGATGCTCTTGATGGAATGATGGAGGAAGCGGATAAGATAATTGCTCACCCAATCGAATTCATGGAGGGCGTGTTTAAAAAATTTGTTTGTGTGTCTACACCGGTTAAGTTTGCTAGTGATTTAGTTACTTATGTTCCAAAGTATATTGCTAAGCAAATGGCAGAGTGGATAAAGAAGCAATTCGCTACCTTAACTAATCCTGGTGGCTCTGGAGTCGCACGCTGGCGTCCTTACATTATCCGGGCGTTTCATCAGTTAGGCGTTGAACCGGTAGCGTGGAAGGTTGAGAAATTATTACGTCAAATTCAGACTGAATCAGGCGGTAATCCATTAGCCTTTCAACATGGATATGTTGACCGGAATACCGGTGGTAATGAAGCACGTGGTTTACTTCAATTTGCCGGATCTACGTGGGCGGCAGATGCGTTGCCTGGTCATACTGATTGGCGTAATGGTTACAACGAAATCTTAGCTGCTATTCATGTTCTTGAACAAGGCGGCGAAGGTGGCTGGGGCAACGTTGGTAATGGTCACGGTTGGGAAAACGGTGGTCTTATCAATAAACATGGTATGTATGAAGTCGGTGAATACAATCGTCCTGAAATGATTGTGCCACTTGACATTTCAAAACGTTCGCGAGCTTACCAATTATTAGGTGAGATTGTTACTCGTTTTCATGCAGAGGAGCCAAGTCATGGTAACCAAGTTGATAATTCTGCGGATCATAATCAACTACAGGAGCTTAACACTAAGTTTGATCAACTGCTTGGAATGTTTAGTCAATTACTAGGATTGAGTAATGATCAAGTTCAAGCTATTAAAGGACAAGGTACTTTTGATACTAAACAGTTTTATAAGAAGCAAGCGCGCGATGCTGCAATGAGATCATTTAGTTAGGGGATGAACTAGTCATGGAACCATTTTTTAAAATGAAAATTGGTGATAGTGATGAATTTGATATTACTGACAAAATCCCAGGCTTAACATATCTGGGAGTTGATGATGCTAGTTCATCACCGCAATTCACTAATAATTATCAAGATCTATCTGGCAAAGATGGGTCTTTTTTTGTAGGTCAAACATTCGCTAAGCGACAATTTAATGAACGATTTATATTGGCTTATAGGAATTGGGAGGATTACCAATTAGCTAAGCATGAAATATATAAGTTATTTGGACGGAGAGAATTGATTAGAGTACGAACCGATGTAAACAATGCAAAAGTTTATTTTGGCTATGCTAATCCGTTCGATATTGTACCTATACAAGCTGGTGCTAATTATGCTAATTTAACGATTCCTTTTGACCTGCCTAAGCCATATCGTTATTCGCTATATCGCTCAGATTCTCCTTATACTTTTCGACAATCAGGATGGCAATTCGGAATGAACTTGCCAAGTCACCCAGATTCAGTGAGTTATCAATTTACAACTAATAATTTCAAGGTTTATAACGCCAGTGATATTAAGGTTGACCCGTATTTTCAAAGCCATGATTTAAAGATAATCATTAAATTTAACGGTAACTCATTGAAAATTCACAATAAAACTACTAATACTACTTGGACTTATAACGAAAGTAGCGATGGAAAGCATGTAATTATTTGGGATGGTCAATCATTAACTACGTATCTTGATGGTGAACAGGTTAATGGTAAAACCGATTTTGGTTATATCAGTTTAGATCCTGAGTGGAATGATATTGAGTGTACTGGAGCTAACTCAATAGATATTACATTTAGCTTTCCATTTATCTATTTGATATGAGTTCACTTACAACTCCCTTGGTTATTTTGGAGATTAAGGATGGGTACTTTTATCCTCCAGTAAACCCTGGAAATGATAATATAGCAGTTCTCCAGTCTGCATTATCAGATTCAATTTATATCCAATGGGAAGTAAACAATACTTATCAAGCGCAATTTACTGCTTATGATGATGGCTCGGAAGCCTTTAATTTGCTAGAAGTTCAAAATATGGTGAAGATTGCCGATCAATGGTTTGTAATTAAGCAAATTCAACCAGATTATTCAGGTGGAATCGTAACTGTTGATGTCGGTTTATCGCATGTCTCAAATGAAATTTCTAGAATTAGAAGTTATAGTGCTAACGACCCGATTGATTGGGGAGACGATTCACATTATTCACAGGATAATAGCAATTCTAATCAAACCGATTTACAAGTTCCTTCCGATGATAGTAACGAAGATCAAGCCCAGCAAGTAACTCCTCAAAATATTTTAGATTGTATTTTTAAGAACAATAGTTGGGGTATTACGTATCAAGTGATTGGAGAATTTAACGCGGTTAGTGTAAATGATCCATACGCCAGCGGTAGTGGAAAGGACTTCTTAGATCGGATTAAAGAAGCATGGCCGGGTTGCGTAATTTACCCAGACAACTTAAATATCCGTGTTTATTCACATGATGAGTTCTATAAGAATTATGGTAACCGGATTGATTATTTGCACGATACAGCAGAGATAACTTTATCGTATGATTCTACAAATATGAGTAATTGCGCTCGGCTGGTGGGCGCAACTTATAGTCAGGACACAACCGTTGATACCGGATTACCCAATGGAAATGCTGGCAAAGGTGCTCAAGCGGTGATCAATGACGCCAAGAAGTATGTCGGGGTTCCATATGTATGGGGTGGAGCAGGTGGCGCACGAGGCGGTAATCCATTCAGTGGGATGGATTGTAGCTCGTTTGTCAGCCAGGTCTACAAAGATTTTGGTATTAATATTCCAGCGTATACAGTGGCAATGGAACCTTATGGTCATGAAGTCAGCCCACCCCAAACAGGTGATATGGGATTTTATGGTTCACATGGAGGCAGTCATCATATTTGTTTAGCCTTAAACTCAACCACAATGGAATATGAACCGCAGCCGGGCGAGAACTGTAAAATTACGCCCATTAGTTACTATCCACCGTCTTGGTGGGAACGGAATGATCAAATGGCAGCAGTGGTTGGATCAACCGGGGATGATAGTGATGTTGATAATACAACAACCGACAGCAAAGAAATGTATTATTTCGCACCGTTCTGGTATCAAAACGAGGAAAGCGTTAATCGATGGGGACAATTTGGTGAGGATGATATTACTTCTGACACTATTCAAAATAAGGATGAGATGAAGAAGTACGCTGATACTCAGTTTAATCTCAATCCTGATTTGGAAATTGATGCAACATTGCAAGATAACCGAAAGCCTATTGCTGGTGAGTTAATTAGGGTTGAAGTTAAGCCTAAGCACTTTGTAACTACTGTGGCTGTTGTTGGTTATCAATGGTATCCATATAGTGAAATCAACCAGTCAACTGAGACATTAAATTCAAATGGTAAAAATATTCTTGATTACGATAATGCTCAACTTAATAACGTTTCAACTATTCAAGATAGTGTTCGTAAGATAATGACTTCTAATACAGAAATGCAAAGTGGTCAAGAAACTTGGACTGAAAGTGAGGCTAAACAATATGCTGACACCCAACGTGATTGATATTTCTGAACAATGTTCAACTACAAACTTTAGTAAATTAAAGTCTGAAGGGATTAAATCAGTAATTATTCGTCTTGGTGTGGGGAATGTTCAAGATAAGCGGGCAGCTGAATTTATTAAGAATGCACAAGAAGCAGGACTAATTATTCACGGTTATCACGAATATCACGAAGGCGTTGAAGATCAGATTTACTGGTCTATTCAGAATGCTCATAAACTCGGATTATCAAATAATGCATATTATTTTTTGAAAGTAAGGAGCAACAAAAATATAGAAGACATTTTTCGTCCATTTTATCGAAACTGGAAAATGAATCGATGGAATGTTGGACTATATGCTCCGGTTATTGAATTTAATAATTTTAATTCTGATGAATTTGAGAGAAATGATATTTATAAATGGGCCATAAA